GGTTTATTAGATGATGATAAATTAAGCAAGATGATAAACAGCACAACAAGAGAAATAAGTATTTACGATTATATTTTAAAACTAATAATAAAAGATGGAAACAACAATTAAAACATTTGACAACAAAATTTGGGATAAACAAGAACTATTAGACAATATGTATGATGATAGTTTCTATTATGGTTATCTTGGTCAAAACGCATTAAGTAGTTCAAGTTTAAAAATGCTGATACAATCACCAAAAACATATAAGTATGTTACTAAATATGGTTCAGGTGAATCACAAGCATTACGTGATGGTAAACTATTTCATACAATGATATTAGAACCACATAAAATTGATGAACTTGTAATTGTAGATGTAGCAACAAAAGCAGGAAAAGCATACAAAGAAGCTAAAGAACAAGGTTTAGATGTTTACACTACAAAAGAAATTAAAGATGCAGAACGTTTAGCAGATGCACTATTAAGAAATGATGAAGCTGTACACTATATGAATAAAGCAGAATTTGAAATACCTGCAGTAGCTATGATAGATGATATACCATTTAGAGCAAAAGCAGATATATTAAAACCTAATATGATTGTAGATTTAAAAACCACTACAGGTTTAAATGAATTTAGATATTCTGCTGCTAAATACAGTTATGATTTACAAGCATATTTATATCGTGAAATGTTTGGTGTAGATAACTTTGTATTTGTTGCAATAGATAAAGGAAGTTTAGATATAGGAATATTTGAATGTAGTGATGAATTTTACGAAAGTGGCAAACGTAAACTTGAACAAGGTATTGCAAACTATAAATACTTCTTTGGTGAAGAAGAAATAGATTTAAACCAATATGTATTAAGAGGAATTTTATAAAAAAACAAATATGGAAATTACACAAAGATTAAAAGAAATAATAAAGCAAGAAACAAATACAGATATAGACATTAGAACACGTAACAGAAACACTGTAGAATTACGTTCATTATATTGTAATGTATTAAAAGAATTAAAACCAAAGAAAACACTTCAAGCAATAGGTGATACATTAGACTTAAACCACGCTACAGTTATTCACGCATTAAAGAATTATAAAATGTATGAAGAATACAATCCTGAATTAAAGAAGTTTAAACAAACTGTACTATCTTATTTTACATTGGATGATACTGAAATAAAAGAACTAACAGAACTTGAACAATTAAATCATAAATTATTAGAATTAAAGATACAAAATGATAAACTAAAAAAAGAACTACAAGAACAAATAGAAAAACCAAGACACGAATATAAAATAATAGATCAACTAAACAACCTAATGACAAACACTAAAGGAACAACACAACACAATATGATTCAGGATAGACTTGAAGCATTTTACTTAATGAATAAAAACATAAAACTATGACACCAAAACAAGAAAAAATAGTAGTAGAAGTAACAGCAATAATATGTTCTTTTATAATAGCATTAGCAATAGCATTAATAATTTATTCAATAGTATTATGACAGCAAAAGAAATAGCAAAAGATTTATTCACAGATTATTTAATATTATTTCCTGAATTTCATAATGATTTAGAATATGGATATAATGATGTTAAAGCAAAACAATGTGCATTAATAGCAGTTGAATTTTCAAGACAATTTATCACAGGTGATTTAAGTGAAACATTTGATAAAACAATGTATTTATTTGATATTAAACAAGAAATAGAAAAACTATGACACCAAAAGAAAAAGCAGCAAACTATATGAAATTAAAGGAAGGATATATAACACCAAAAGAACGTGCAGAAATACTTTATAATAAATATAGCAAAGAATACAATAGAACTTTATGTTCAGGTACAATGCAACAAACAGAACATTGGAAAGAAGTAACAAAAGAATTAACTAAACTTTATAAAAACAAATAATATGCCTGATATAACAATGTGCAATGGTAACTATTGCGAATTAGCAAAGACCTGCTACAGATATAAAGCAGAACCTTCAGAATATAGACAATCATACTTTGTAAAACCACCTATTATAAATAATCAATGTGATTACTATTGGGAAGTATGTGAATATTGTAACCAAGAAAATGGTGTACATAAAATGAGTTGTGCAACAATGAAAATACAAGTAAACTTATGAAAGCAAAATTAGAATTTAATTTACCTGAAGATAACCAAGAATATTTAATAACTGTTAAAGCAAATGATATGGCTAACTTTATATTTGATTTGGTTTATAATAGTAAAAAAGAAATTGAAAGAAGTGTTCCTGATACTATAAATGTTGGAACTTATGAAGGAATTGACCTAACGTTTCAAAAGATATGTGAACTATTAGAAAAGCATAGTATAGATATTGATGAACTGATTGATTAACAACTATAGATTTTATTTATTATTATTTAAATTGAATAATCATTATTTATTTCATTATGGAAAAAGTTAGAGGTGGTGCAAGACCTAATGCAGGTCGCAAACCAAAAGTAGAAGAAGAAAAAGTAAACAACATATTCTTAAAAGCATTAGGTGAACTATATAATAAAGAAACAGAAGAAGAAACTAAAATAGCTTTTGTAAAAGGTACATTGATGGAATCACAAAGAGGACAGTTGTTTATTGCTGAACATATATTTGGTAAACCTAAAGAAATAATAGAAGCTACACACAACGTAAATGATTTTAATATAAAAGATATCTTTAAAGTTGGGAATAGCAATAAATCAGAAATATAATCTTTTAGGATCAGATAGCAGATACTTTGTAATAACAGGTGGAAGGGGAAGTGGTAAATCATATTCCCTTAATTCCTTTTTACTATTGCTTACCTATGAAGCAGGTCACGTAATATTATTTACAAGATATACGTTAACTTCTGCAAATGTTTGTATTATACCTGAATTTATAGACAAGATTGAAACAGCTGATTTAAGCAACGATTTTTATATAACGAAGGATGAAATAGTAAATTTAAAAACAGGTTCTAAGATTCTATTTAAAGGTATTAAAACAAGCAGTGGAACACAAACAGCATCTTTAAAATCTTTAGCAGGAGTAACAACATTTGTTTTAGATGAGGCAGAAGAACTAACAGATGAAGATATATTTGACAAAATAGATTTAAGTATTCGTACTAAAGGAATACATAATAGAATTTTATTAATATTAAATCCTGCAACAAAAGAACACTTTATATACAAAAAATTTTTTGAAGATAAAGGTGTAGAAGCAGGAAGCAATTTAATAAAAGGCGATACTACATACATACACACAACGTATCAGGACAACATAGAAAATCTATCTGAGTCATTTATAAATCAAATAGAGAATATAAAGAAACGCAGACCTGAAAAGTACAAGCATCAAATACTTGGTGGATGGTTAGATAAAGCAGAAGGAGTTATATTTTCTAATTGGACCATTGGAGAATACAAACAAATAGGTAAATCTGTATTCGGTCAAGATTTTGGTTTTAGTAATGATCCTACTACATTAATAGAATGCAATATAGATACTTCTAACAAACGAATTTATATAAATGAACGTTACTACTTACAAGCATTAACAACAAGTCAGATATACAACTTAAATAAACAACATTGTTTAGATAGTTTAATAGTAGCAGATAGTGCAGAACCAAGACTAATATCTGAGTTACAATCGGCAGGTTTAAATATTGTACCTGCAATTAAAGGTCAAGGTTCTGTAACTTATGGAATATCTTTATTACAAGATTATGATTTGATTGTATCACCTGAATCAATTAATCTAATTAAAGAATTAAACAACTATTGTTGGTTAGAAAAGAAAAGCAATACACCAATAGATAATCACAATCACCTGATAGATGCTTTAAGATATGCTGTAGGGAATCAATTAGAGAATCCAAATAAAGGAAACTATTTTATATATTAATGTCGCAAATTAATACTATACTTGCGACAAAATTAATAATAAACCTATAAAGTTTATTATACAATAATTAGTTTATTGTTTTAATAATCAATCATTAACAATCAAAATAACAGTTAATGATTTAAATAAACAACATTATATTGTTATTTTAGATATGAATTATATTTTTAACAATAGAAATTACTACAAAATAACATTATAAGATTATTTTAATTATGACTTACGGACAAATGATTGCTGCAATACAATGTTA